ATTGCCAACGAAAATAAAGGGCATAACATCATCAAAGCAGCATGCTACTCGTTCGGAGAAGAAATTAGAATTGCGGGTTTCGAAAACAGGCTGCCCTACGAAAGGATGCCTGAATTTTACCACTCTATTGATGTTGCCGTGTGCGCCTCGAGGCACGAAGGTGCACCTAATTCTATGCTAGAGGCCGGGTTGTGCGGTACTCCGATAATTACTACGCGCGTTGGCCAAATCCAGGAAATGGTCACGGATGGTCATAATGGTTTCTTTTGTGAGCGTAATAGCATGGATATTGCAAAAAAAATAGCTAAGCTTAGAGATGATAGACAGCTCTATGATGCAATGTCTAAAAACATATCTGAGACCAGTCACGAGTATGCCGAGTTGGCCGTAAAGCAGTGGAGGGATTTCTTCGAGGAGGCCATCGGTGTTTAACAGCCCATTCCAGCCGGTCGCTACATCTTCCGATGCACTGCAGCTATTGCCGATACCCTCGCCGGAGTGGCAAAAAAAATTCACAGATTTGATGCAAGACGAGTATCTTTCGAGGAAATACAATCGCGACCGTCGCATACGAGATCACTACCAATACCTTCGCGATTTATGCCCCACTATATTTGATGCACAGGATGCGTGCAACTTAAAAGTGGTAGACATAGGACCAGGTCCCGGTGAGTTACTAGAAATTGCTAGAGACTTAGGCTATAAGGCAGTTGGCTATGATGCAAAATTAGAAGATTGCGAAATGGGAGTCCCTTACATAGCATTGAGTGCTATGATGGCAGAAAGACAACAGTTGAACATCGAATACTGCGGCTTTGAAACGATCTTGCCTAACCTGCCAATAGAAGACGCATCGACCTTTTTGATTAATAGTCGTGGATCCATTGAGCAAGTATTCAAAGGTCACTTGTTGGGTGTACCTCATAGAGAGCATCACGATGCTAGACGGATGACTTGGAGCATGTCAGCCGAGATGCTAGGCGACTTTAAAAATCTTTTCAGCGAAGCAGCTAGAATATTGGTGCCAGGCGGATATTTTCTAATTCACGGTAATGGAGCTACGAACATAGATGATTATCATCGAATGATCGTGCAGATCGTAGAGCAGAACCCAGTTTTAGTGTGTGACGGTACAGACAATCAGACTCTTCATAGAGTGAGAAAAACGTGATATTCTATCCCCGCCCAGAGCAAGACGTCGCAGAATATACACTCGCCGTCATCGCTAGCAATAACGTGTATCAATATCTTCATCAACATGTTTTTTTTCTGTTAGCACGCGAGATAAAATTTAAGAATTTGGTTATCGGCGATGCCGGGCTTCTAGATGAGCAGAAGCATGGGTTACAGAATGCGCTAGGAGATCGGGTCAGTTTTATTGATTTCGAGACCAAAAACTACGAAACAGATTTTAAAACGCAGAGCGACGAATATAGAAAAATAATTGATAACAGGATCGGTTTTTTGCGAGAGCTATTTTCGAACAGTGAAATTGACAAAGTATTGCAACTGGATGCCGACACGGCAATCATTCAAAACGATTTTAGAATGCTAGACAAAGATACGGACGTGAGCCTGACAGTCCGGCCGGTAACTCCTTACGACCACATCTTAGGACAGTACCAAGTTGACTACCCTAATTGCGGCGTAATATTTTGGAATAACCCTAAGCAGTGTATCGATTTTTTGGATCATTGGGAACTCTATAAAAACAGCAACCCTCCGAAGGGAGGACAGTATGAACAGAATTATTTTTTGCATGCATGCCTAGGAGAAGAGTTTCGCGCATTAAAAGTACAAAAAATACACTGTGCGTATTATAACTGCTACAATGCTGATTGGATTAATCCCCATACCTCGATATTACACTACAAAGGTAATAGCAGATTATTCGGCGCTGGCGGTGGCGCGTTTGAGGATAGAAGCGATTATTTGAACGAAAGGATTTTTGGAAAAAAGATTAGATTTAATTTCGAACCCTCAAGCGAAGAAAAGGTAAACACAGATGAATAAAGTAAAAACTGTTTTTTGTGACATCGATGGAACCCTGTTGCTCCATCATGGCGACCTACATAGACAGATGATATGTGATCCGGTGCTGTTAGAAGGAACAAAAGAAAAATTAGTCGAATGGGACAGAAAAGGGTATAACATAATTCTCACGACTGGAAGAAGAGAATCCTGTAGAAAAACAACCGAAGAACAACTGGATCAAGTTGGCATTTTTTACGACCAACTCATAATGGGTTTAGGCGGAGGCCATCGCGTATTAATAAACGATCTAAAACCAAACTCAGATAACCCAACGGCTGCTTCTGTAACAGTCAAAAGAAACGAAGGAATTAAAGATGTTGAAATTTGAGCATGTAAAAGACGAATCGATAAGAGAAGCGCTACGGGACTATAAGGGCAAGATTGATGAAAAAAAGCCTGATGAACTTTCTTTAAGCACTTATAAGGTTGAAAAGCCGTGGGGGCACGAGATCTGGTTGGAGATGAACGAATTTTATGCTTTAAAGCTCATCCACTTCAAGCAAGGAAATAGATGCAGTTTACAGCTTCATGAACGAAAACTTGAGTCTGTGTATGTTTTGAGCGGAGAAGCAGAAGTGTTTCTAGAAAACGAAGAAGGTAACATGGAATCTAAGGTTTATGGACCGGGCACCGGCTGGACAGTACCCACAGGGAAAAAGCACAGAGTTTACGCAAGAACAGACTTCACGATCTTAGAAGCACAATCGCCACACCTAAACGACATCATCAGATTTCAAGATGATAATCAGAGATCATCTGGTACCATCAAGGCGGAGCATGAAGGCAACTGATTATAAGTTGTGCATCTTGGCTGCCGGCAAAGGTACCAGGAATACGACTTACCAAAACCTGCATAAATCATTGCTGCCTCTAGGAAATAGACCGGTCATTTCTCGCATCATAGAGTTGGTGCCAGAACACGTGCCTGTAGTCATCGCAGTAGGTTACAAGAGCGAACAAGTCAAAGCATGCTTGAGCTACATATTCCCCAATAGAGAGATAGAGTTTGTCGACATAGAAAACTTTGCCGGTACTGCTAGCGGTCCCGGTCTGAGCCTGCTTGGTTGCAAAGAATATTTGCAGTGTCCTTTCATATTGTTAGGAGCCGATACTTTGGTTAGCCCAACAGAGCATGTGCTCATTCCAAACAAAGACTGGATCGGCGTGGGCAGCTGCTCCCGGTGGTGTGATAATACAGGCACATATTGTTTATACGATGAAGAAAAAGGCTTTTATTACGGAGAACAAAAAGGCGGATGGGAAGAATGGGACAACTGCTTTATAGGTCTCGCCGGCATCAATGATTATGAAAAATTTTGGCAAAGCCTAGAAGACACTACTCTGATCGAAGGAGAGCACCAAATACTCAACGGATTTACAAATCTGCAATCCACAAAAATAAAATTCGAATCTTGGAGAGACACTGGCAATAACATGAGTTACTCTTATGCGCGCAAAGAATACGAAGAGGTAGTCGAACCAAAATCTGACGAAGCCATTTACATCGATGGCAGCAAAGTCATGAAGTACTTCGATGATGCAAAAAAAGCAGCAGACAGAATTCTTCGATCCGATATATTGCAGCCGTACGTCCCACCGGTAATAAAGTTAGATTCTCACATTTATGGATATGAGTATATTCCGGGAACAAGGTTTTCTGATCTCTGCAATGTTCGATTGCTGGCTAGCTTTTTTGATTTTGTAAGAAAAATGTACTTAGATACAAGCTGCTCCTATAATGAAAAAGATTTCAGAAATAATTGTACTAAAATGTACCAAGAGAAGACTTACGATAGAGTTAGAACGCACGATGAGTTAGATCGATTGGATTCGGTTGAGACTATCAACGGTAAACTAGTTCGCCCCATTCACGACATGCTAGACGAAGTTGATTGGGACAATATTGTAGAAAGCGCAATCCCTGTAGTACTACATGGCGACATGTCTCCTGAAAACATAATCTATGATTCTAGAAATGGTGAGTTCATTTTAATCGACTGGCGTGACAGGTTTGGGGGCGATCTTCATACAGGGGACGTTTATTACGATTTATGTAAATTAGATCATGCCCTCTTGGTAAACGGAGAAGTAGTCAGAAAAAAGAGATTTAAGGTCTCTGTCCACGGTGTATCATCGTCAATAGAGATCGATATCAGATCTAACCTTGTAGATGCAAGAAGACTGCTAGAGTCCTTCTGTAATAACAACGGATTAGATTTCGAACACGTAAAATTATTGACAGCACTTACTTTGTTGAATATATCATCGGTTCATAGCGATAAGAGTTTCAACAGGTTTTTATTCCTATACGGAAAACTACTTTTATCCGAGGCCTTAAATTAAATGCAAACCTTAGAGACACTGATCGATCTATACAAGAAAGAATCTGCTGCAGTATTCAGCAGCGTATCCAATGCTGAAATAATAGATTTCGTTGAAGTAGTATGGAAGACTTATCAGTCTGGAGGGACCGTATTTTCCTGTGGAAATGGTGGCAACGCAGGTTTTGTGGCCAACCTAGTATCTGACTTTGCACTTCACCCATTCGTAGGAGAGGATAAATCTAAAGCTATTAAGGCAGATAATAGGCTAGCTGTAATCGATCTCTGCGCCTCAAGCACCATGGTGACGGGGCTCCTCAACGACCTGGGTCCAGAATATATTTTTAGTGGGCAAATTGAAGTATATGCTAAGCCGGGAGATTTGATCATAGGATTTTCTGGCTCCGGCAATTCAGCAAATATTTTAGAAGCCTTTAAGAAAGGCAGAGAAAGGGGCACAGCTAATGTATTAATAACACGTAAACCGCGCATAAAATGTAGCCCACTCTGTGATGTTGTGGTTGAAGTCCCAGGCACATCTGTGTATCCTGGCCAGACTGGAAAAAACGATAACAACTTTCATTTCGAAGATTGTTTGGCTAAAATAACCCATTTAGCAACTGGGATACTAAAAGGTAGAATTCAGGATGAGCTTCGATGTTGAAAAGTTTAGAATGCGCGTTTTTAAGTTTACGAGAAACTAAGGAATAAAATGTACAGTTTAGGGCTAAATAAGAACTTTATTTTCGTTCATATACCCAAAACAGGCGGCGGAAGCATAAAAAATCATTTGATACATACGACCAAAAGAGAAAATTTATTCTATCCTAAGGATGGCACAATAAATTCTAAAGCTGGTCAACTTTACCACGCACGCTTAGAGCACTATAAGAGCAGGCAGTTTGTCGACAGATTCGTCGTTGATAATATTGATGAGTTCTATAAGTTTACTTCGATTAGAAATCCATGGGAAAGAATGGTGTCTCTTTATCATTTTAGAAAGGGTGGTACAGATACAGCAGCTGATGTAGAAAATAAATCGTCGGATGTCATTGAAAAAAGAATAATTGATGATAAGTGGCCTATAGGAAAAAACCCAACTCTTAAAAACGATATAAGCTTCATCGATTGGGTCAAGAATTACCAAGAAAATATCAATGCAACTGAACTAACACAGTATCTAGATTTTTTTGATGCTCGAGCGATGTCAAAGATAGTCAGGTTAGAAAGCCTCGATGAAGACTTTAATGACGTCTGTGACGAATTGGGCATTCGAAAAAAGCCGCTATTAAAAATTCATGCCTCACAGCACGAGCACTACAGCGAATACTACAACAACGCTACAAAGGACATAGTTTATAAGCTGTTCGAAAAAGACATTGATTATTTTAGATATGAATTCTAGAAAATGGCTCTAAGAAAAAGATGACAAAACGTTCAATAAAAGCCGATGAATTGAGAAGAGTCGTTTTGGAAATGATCCATGCATCGGGATCGGGTCACGTAGGAGGATCCTTTTCCATTGCAGAAATCGTTGCATGTCTCTACAACAATTTTGATCTTAAAACCGGTAAAGAAGATAAACTTATTTTATCGAAAGGCCACGCCGTACCTGCAGTCTATGCGGCACTTCATTTATTAGGAGAGATCGATGATCAAGAACTTAGTTCTTTTAGACAGATCGATTCAAGGTTACAAGGCCATCCTGACAAAGTCAGACTTCCAAACGTAGTTGCAACAACAGGCTCGTTAGGCCAAGGCCTGAGCATAGCAATTGGCCACGCTTTAGCTCATAAAATTCTAAAAAACGACAGAAAGGTTTTTTGCATAGTCGGCGATGGAGAGATGCAAGAAGGTCAAGTATGGGAATCTATCATGCTAGCACCGAAGTTCGAATTAGATAACTTGTGTATGGTCATTGATTTGAACGGAGCCCAAAACGATGGAAATGTCGACGACGTTTTGCCTTTAGGCATAGGACAACCGGTACAAAGCAAGATAAAAGCTTTTGGGTGGGATACGCACATAATAGATGGCCACGATTTAAGTTCGATCCAGAGTTTGATTACCACTCACTGCAGTGGAGCGCCTCGCTGCATCGTAGCAAAGACGCAGAAGGGGAAAGGGGTTTCTTTTATGGAAAGTTTCGAATGGCATGCGAAAGCTCCCAACAAGGAACAATACGATCGAGCGATCAAAGAACTAAATCGATGAGCCTCAAAGCTACTAGGGATGGTTTTGGAGAAGCGATGGTGGATCTTGCCACGAGAGACGAGCGGCTGGTTGTTTTGAGCGCCGATCTTTCTAAAGCTACAAAAACTGCAGCTTTTGCAAAAGCATTTCCGGAAAGGTTTTTCGAATGTGGGATAGCGGAATGTAACGCGATTGGAATAGCGTCGGGTCTTTCTGAAAACGGTTTCTACCCTGTGTTTTCCTCTTTTGCTTCATTCCTAACAGGCAAGTACGACGTGATCAGGGTATCTCTTGCATATTCGAATGCCACTGTCCTATTAGTTGGTACTCACGCAGGAATGGCAATCGGCAAAGATGGGGTAACTCAAATGGGCTTAGAAGACGTCTCGCTCATGCGCGCACTTCCTAACATGAAAGTCTACCAACCGGCAACTGCAAATCAAACCAAGCAGATGCTACGTGAAATTATTAAGCAGCCCGGCCCATCATACATTAGGATCGGCCGCCAGGCTGTAGCTGAACTTTTTGATGAAAAATCAAATATCGATCTGGGAAGTGCACAAGTGATATCAGATGATGGTGATGTCGATGTGTGCTTAGTCACATCCGGTTGTGTGTTACATGACGTCATGGATGCAGCCAAAGAGCTGAGAGCACAAAGCAAAAGGGTATCAGTCTTGAACATACATACCATAAAACCACTTGACGTCGCGGCCATAGAAAAGTACGCCAGAAAGGCAAAATTAGTCGCTGTTGTGGAAGATCATAGCATCATCGGCGGCCTAGGCTCAGCAGTGTGTGAAACGCTAGCAGAAACATATCCGTGCAGCGTTTTGCGCATCGGCCTAAACGACGAATTTCCAGAGTCTGCTCCTCCGAATGATCTCTATGAAAAATACGGATTAGATTCTCGAGGTATTGTAAAAAAAGTCCAACAAAAGATCTGCCCCGACCCGGGAGGGTAAGTTGCCACTACTACAAAAAAGAGAACGCTGCGTAGCTTGTCGTGCCGACCAATTCGAGGAAATTGTTACCTTTGACAGTTTTCCAGTTTACATGGGCGTTTCCACGAATGCAGACAAGAAAAACGACTTGTATGCAGATATGCTATGGGGATCTTGCACAAATTGTGGATTGGTCCAATTAATCAATCTGATTGATTTAGAGATACTGTATCACAAAGGTCACAATCCTGCAATCGGCAAAACATGGGAGCGACACCATCGAGTGCTGGCCGAATTTATCAGAAGACATTCGGGTCAAAATATTTTAGAAATTGGAGGAGGAAATCTAAAGCTGGCAAACAACGTGTTGGAAGACAACTCTGAATTATTGTCTTATGACGTCTGTGACAAGAATGAGTATGCTCACAGAAACTCGGACGATAGGATAAGATTTCATAAGGCCTTCTTTAGTGACAGTCTAAGCAAGGACATCAAATGCGATACCGTAGTCCATTCTCATTTGCTAGAGCACATCTACGATCCGATGTCCTTCCTAGTAGAGATTAATCAAGTACTTTTGTTGAACCAAAAAATGGTTTTTGCTGTTCCTGACGTAGGGATGTTGATCGAAAAGAAATACACAAACAGCATGAATTTTGAGCATACTTTTTACATAGACGAGCTAATTGTTGCTAACATGCTTAGCACCACAGGGTTCATTGTTGATGAGATACAGCGGTTCAACGGGGACATCATGTTCATTGCAGCATCGAAGGCAAGAAACGTCCATGAAGTTCCGTCGTTGACAGGAGAGCCTGGACGGTATGCATATTCTGTCATCAATGTAACAGATTTTGTCAATTTTCACCAAAATGTAATAAATGCGTTAAATGACGTCATCAAAAACAGAGATGCATACGTTTTTGGTGCGCACATCTTTACCCAGTTTCTCTTATCATTCGGACTTAATACAGAAAAAATAATTTCCGTTTTGGACAATGACCCAGGCAAGATAGGCCACCGACTCTACGGGACCGATCTGCACGTAACATCACCCAAAGAGCTAAAGGATCAAAATGAGCCGGTTGTAATCTTACGAGCCGCTCAATACAATGATGAAATAAGAAAGGACATAGAGGAAAACATTAATGAGAAAGTAAGATTCGTTACCGGCGAGTAATACGATCGCTCTTATTACAAGAATCGAAGGAGGCAACAAAAGATGAGAGTAGCAGTTTGTTTGTTTGGCTTAGTGGGAAACGTTACAGCGAAGTCAGGGGTTGGCAATTCCGATGAAAAAATGCTGGACGTTGCTATCAAAAAGTATAACAAAAATATTATTAGCCTAAACGATGTCGATGTTTTTTTACACACGTGGGATACTTCTATGGAGAAAGAAGTTCGAGATGCTTTCCATCCGATGGATGCTGTCTTTCAAGAACAGAAGGTGTTTGATATCCCATCTTATGTTCAAGCAAAAGGTGCCCTCAATCCCGAGAAAAGAAAACAGAATCATTATAGCATGTGGTACTCTATCAAGCAATCCGTAGCTCTAAAGCGCCAATGGGAAGAAAAGAATAAATTCCAATATGACTGTGTTATGATTGGAAGATTTGACACTGCTTGGGAAATTCCCGTGGATTTTTCTTCTTTTGACATGAATAAAGTCTATACCGGCCGGTGGTGTAAGCTGCTTCAGGATGGCGTGGATATTTTTGACGCCGGACGCGGCCCATATTTTCAGATTGAAGATCAACTCGACATGTCTCAAGTAAAGCATGTTCATAAGTTTGACGGCGATGTTCTGAATCAAGGTCTTTCTTGTTTGTGGTTTTTTGGAAATTCTAAAGATATGGAAGAGTTTTCTTTGTTGTATGATCATCTAGACACATACGCCAAACCAGGGCAGTGCCCAACAATGGAAAATACTATTTCAAGCCACAGACTTTCTGAGTATCATTTAAAACAGTTGGGGTTATATGACAACCTAATTCGAGTTTTCCACTCTTCCACGGACTTCACCATGATAAGGATGAAGTATTTTGGGTCAAAAAAATAGAGTACGATGAATGAATTAAAAAAAGTTGGCAAAAAAATATGCATTGATGCCGGAGCTCACATAGGCCAGTCTATAGACCGACTTCGCTCTAGATTTCAAGGAGAAGAGATCGAAATTTATTCCTTCGAACCCCACCCTAGATGTTTTCTAGCTGCAAAAACTAGAGCCAATAAAAACACGCACGTCGAAAATAAAGCAGTGTGGATTGAAGATGGAGAAATAGAATTTTATTGTGATGCCTTGGATTTAAACACCGATCGCCCTCTCCCGGGAGAAGCATCGACGATGTTCGAAGTTAAAACCAAGGAAAGATCACTCCCAGGACAATTTGATGCCGGTAGCAAAATATCTGTGTCTTCATTTGATTTTAGCGCATGGCTAAAGAATAACTTTTCGAAAGAGGATTTTATTCATATCAAAATGGACATCGAGGGCGCTGAGTATCAAGTTTTAAAAAAGATGGCAAAAGATAATACGCTTTCTTATGTAAACGAATTAGATGTAGAGTTTCATTGGCAGGCGATCCAATTACCAAAGCACGAACATGATGAGGTGGTCGAAATGCTTTCTAAGTTCAAAGTCAGCGTGACGATTCACGAGTAGGGCACCGCTCAATGGGTATTCATAAAAAAGATCTTGTGTTAATTGATAAGGCATTAGCAGCACAGAATAAAGATTTTCAAGATTTAAGCATGTGTGAACTGGGAAGCCAATCATTGAGAGGAGAGCTATCAGAAGCCTTCAAGAGCCCTAAAGAATATTTTCAATCGATAGGGTGCAAGCATGTATCAATTGATCTAAATGGCGAACGCAATGCTTTGCAGATAAATCTCAATCATGATCTTAGAAAAAATTATCCTATGTTTATGGGCCACTTCGATATGATAACCAACTTCGGAACATCTGAGCACGTGTTAGATCAATATCAATGTTGGAAAAATATTCATGACTTAGTGAAGACAGGCGGATCAGTAGTAAACTCAGTACCAGAAGTAAATTCCTGGCCCAACCATTGTCAATATTATTATGATCTTACCTTTTTTCAAGAACTCTGTGAAAAGTGTGACTATCAAATCGTTCAGAATTCAGTCTATGAAAACACTGAAAAAACTTCCTTAAATTTAATTGAGTGTGTCTTTATCAAACAGATAGATGTGCCATTCATGAGCAGAGAAGAGTTTAGCATACTCACGATAATAAAAACCAACTTTTCAGATCCAGAGCAGTGGGGATATTGATGGAACACGACATATTCTGTGTAGCAACGGACCGACTTACAACCCATAGGATGGCTATATACGGTGGGTACAACATATTTCCTAACATTGACAAGATAGCAAAAAAAGGCACGATATTCAAGCATCCTGTCGCGTGTTCAGCTTCTACGCTCTCTTGCCATGCCTGTGAATGGACTGGCAAGAATCCCTGGGAGCTCCATGACGAAATGGGAGTCCCTTACGAAAACAGAGACTACGACGTCCCAATCTCAGTCAGCAAGTCCTTGTTTACGGATCTGATCGAAATGGGTTACGATGTCAACTTAGTCTTCATGCACAAGCCCGATAAGTACTTTCCTAGTTCGTATCAACAGATAATCCCTATATTCCAAGACGCCGGAGTCAACGTGCACGGGATTCCCGAGTGGGACATCCCCCAAGGGTCTGGCATCAACAGAGCCAAGCACCTGATGTACTGTGCAGAGATCATCGAAAAAAATCGAAAAGCGGGTAAAAAGTCTTTCGTCTGGACCAAGATAGCAGGAATGTATCAATCTCAAGATTCTGATGGAGCTATGATCCATTTAGGTCACAAATACCACTCGTATGCCGGGCAAACTCGAGTCACGAGAGATGACGTATGGCAGTGTGCACTAGACGAAGCCATAGGGAAGTTTCTAGAGTATTTCGGTTACGGTTCCCCTGATTCGACTTGTCCAGAAGTCGTTTTTTCCTCGGACCACGGTGCTTGGTACGGTGAGCGCGGTAACGTATACTACGGTTATGACTTACACGAAGAGATCATCCGAGTGCCTTTGATATCCTCATTCAGGCTACAACCGGATGGCACTCGCATTCAAGAAGGGCGATTTGCCACGATAGTGGATGAGCCGTTTAGCATGCGTAGATTCAGGGATTTCATTACCGAGAAATACAGACCAGAAGTCGATAAAGAGGAGTTGATATATGCTGAGACGCTATTTCCGGGCCAAGTAGTCAGCTCTCCAGGCAGTAAGCACTCCAAGTCTAAAACTTGCGTTAGAAAGGGGAAGTACAAGTACATTTACAACCCATTCGGCGAGGACGGCATGTCGGAAGTTCCCACTGAAGAGTTGTATGATATAGAATACGATCCTCACGAGAAATTTAATCTGGCTAATCATAAAAACGAATGGTTCGACTGTTCTCGATCGGATCCGACAGTTGCATGCGACGGAAAGAGCGGCCTCAGATACTGCGATGTCCTGTCTAGGTTCCACAGCGACGTCAACATCGTGACCAGCCCAGAAGACCCGCCTGAGGCCGAATACTGCACTAAAAAGAATCCCAACGAATCGGGTTCCGGAGAGAGGACCGGTTGGTCTGAAGTACAAGATGTATTGAACATTCTAAGAGCCGAAGTTAAAGATTTATGGTACAGGACCGGCAGAGCGAATTTTTATAGAGAGATGACATGAGGAACAAGACGGTTTATGTGGGCATGTGTGCAGATCTTCTGCACGAGGGCCATTTGAACATTTTAAAGACGGCTTCTGAATTAGGCGACGTCACAGTCGGACTTTTAACCGATGAAGCAGTTGCTTCTTACAAGAGGGTACCTGCTCAAAACTTTAAAGCCCGTGCAGCCCTGGTCGGCAGCCTGAGGTTTGTGTCTAAAGTGGTGCCGCAAGACTCGCTGAGTTACATAGACAATTTGCGACTCCTACGACCAGATTTTGTGGTACACGGCGATGATTGGAAGACGGGAGTACAGCAAAGGATACGTCGCGAAGTGATTAACGTCTTAGAAGAGTGGGCCGGTCAATTAGTAGAAGTTCCTTATACCGTCGGGGTATCATCGACACTCCTCGGTGAAAAGGTTCGTAGCATTGGAATTACGCCGGGAGAAAGACTCAAGAAACTAAGGTTGCTACTACAAAACAAAGGCATCGTAAGGGCCATAGAGACGCATAACGGGTTGACAGGATTGATCGCTGAAAAGACTTCCGCAGAGTTCAATGGAGACCTTCGAGAGTTCGATGCCATGTGGCTAAGTAGCTTAACACACTCAGCATCTCGTGGAAAGCCGGACATCCAATACGTGGATATAACTCTGATGTCTCAAACTATTGGAGAGATATTTGAGATCACTACTAAGCCCATGATAGTCGACGCTGATAATGGCGGATTGACGGAGCACTTTCGGCTCATGGTAAAAACCCTGGAACGCTTGGGAGTCTCAGCAGTCATCATAGAGGATAAGACTGGGATCAAAAGAAACTCCTTGTTCGGTACTAGCGTAGAACAAACACAGGCAGACGTTCAAGACTTTTCTTCCAAGATTTCAGCTGGTAAAAGAGCGCAGGTTTCCGATGGGTTCATGATCATTGCTAGGATAGAAAGCCTGATCTTAGGCAACGGCTTAGAAGATGCCCTCAGCCGCGCGTACGCGTACATTGAAGCAGGCGTGGATGCTATTATGATTCATAGCAAGTCAGACGTTGCAGACGAGATCCTGGCTTTTCTAAAAGAGTTTAGAAGCCGAGATCAAGATACACCGGTTGTAGTGGTACCTTCTACCTACAGTCGGATTACCGAAACCGAACTGAGTGCAGCAGGCGCAAACTTAGTGATATATGCAAACCACCTCTTGCGCAGCGCGTACCCTGTCATGGTTTCTACGGCTCGTTCAATACTGGAAAACGAGAGATCACACGAAGCCAGCCCAGCATGCATTTCTATCGGTGAAATAATCAGGCTCATCGGTGATTTTTAGTCATGACCGGCACGATGGCAGAATTGACTAACTTAGGTGTCCTAAAAAATCACACTTTTTTTAGTGGCGTTCCTGACAGTTTACTTGCTGTTTTTATTGATGCTATCAAAGACAGGAAAGAGGCTCAACACGTTCCGGCTGTCAACGAAGCACACGCGATCGCAATTGCATTCGGTGCCATGTTAGCCGGCGAAGATGCGTGCGTGTATCTCCAAAACTCCGGGTTGGGCAACATCATTAATCCCATTACCAGTCTTTGCATGCCCGCGCAGATTTACCCGTTTTTGATCATCGGTCATCGTCACACTCTGGAGCAACACCTTATAATGGGCGAGCTAGACGAGAAGATCATGGCGCTTTTAGGGTATCCACAAGACAGGTACTTTCTCGTCCACGGCGACAATAATGAAAAGTAGATCTCAAGCGATCGAGGAAGTGTTCGAAACCCACGGTTCTAGTGCGATATATATAGTATCGACAGGTTACCTTTCTAGAGCGGTGCATTCCTCACGGCCGACAGATCCTAACATATTTTACATGAAAGGCAGCATGGGTCTTGCACCCGGGATCGGTTTGGGTATTTCTTTGAATTCTGACGCAGACGTTGTTGTTCTGTCTGGAGATGCATCACTATTGATGCACTTGGGGCTTACTCACACCATTAGAGATTTTGCTAGAGGCAACTTGCATCTTTACGTTTTTGACAACGGGTGCCACGAATCGGTAGGTGGACAATTGTGTGCTAGCCTGGAACCTGCTTACCCAGGCGTACAAAAGATAATTTTTATCAACAAGGAAGGAAAGACTCCACGCGTAAAAATAGGTTTCAAAGAGAACGCCGATCAGCTAAAAAAAATTCTAGCACAAGCATCGATATAAAATGTTGTTAGTTTGTTCTAAGTCGACGCGAGAGTTTTTCCCTCACATTAAAAATGCCAGGATTATTTCTAGACGATTAGATCTGAAAATAGTAGAAGAGACCGGCCAACATCACGACATACTCGCTGTCGGCGGTGGAGCAGTCATCGATGCTGCAAAAATTCTATCTGCGGACCCCATTGTGTGTTATCCCACTACAGCTGCCGGGTCATCATGCACTATGCATTCTGTGGTATGGGACCAAGATCGAAAAATATCCGTAAAAAGATTCGTTCCTAAGGAGGTGATCGTAGAGCCAGAGTTTCTCAAGAATCTGCCGAAAGAAATCGTTTTTGAGACCAAAGTTGATCTTGTGGCACATTGTTTCGATTCATTGTTTTCGAAACGAAGCACTCCTAAAAGCAGAAAACTGGCCGAAGCTGCTTTGGAAATGTTAGAGGACAGGAATTTGAGTAACGAGTCACTCATTATCGCCGGTAATTTGGCTGGAAGAGCGATACAGATTACTCCGACAACGATCTTGCATTCTCTATCTTATCCATTGACCGGTCATTATGGCATCCGCCACGGCCGAGCATTGTCGTTTTTTTTGCCAGCTCTTTCTGATTACATGGGATTCGAATTCGAAAAATATTTTGTAGAGGATTTCGATAAAGTGCCCAGTCATATCGATATTGAAGATTGTTTGAGGGGTGCGATGTCTTACGATAAGATAAACGATTTTCGATCTAGAGATCAACTAAATTTTCAATTTTTAAAGAATCTTTTATGTTTGTGATAAGCAACGATATCGAGTTGACAAAGTCAGCGGATTAGTAATATGAAGTGTTTTTTGGAAGTATATGATGAACGGTATAGAGACAGGCTGGCGTTCATAGATGTAATATGCGAAGAACTCAAAGAATCGCACGGTATCACGTTTGTGAGTGATCCGAGCAAGTGTGATGTTTTTATCACGCAACAGGTTTCTTATGCTCCTAATTTGGACAGCTGCTTAAGCCAAAAAAGAGATGTAGTCATTTTCGAAGTAAACGATTCGGCATCTATCAAAAATGATGAATTACGAAAAGCAATAAAAAACCAGCAAGTAAAAGGCTTCTTTAAAATAACCAACTTTAGAAATAGGGAAAACCACAACAAACACACATCAGGTGATGCACGATTTCATGCAAATTTTATAAATGAGTACGAAGAATTATGCGAAACGAAGGAACAAAACGTGACCTTCACAGACCAGGAGTTGAGAAAGATTCACTGCGCATTGCCGGCGTTTATAAATTTTAGATTTGATAATATACGAAACGCAAATGGGCTGTCTAACAAAGATAGAAAAGTAGATGTGAACTTTGCAGGAACTACAGACTACACAAGGAACAAGAATTATGTAAACCTGCCTGAAGAAGATCCCAAGCTTAATTTACCAAAACTGATTAGTGCACACAGGCTGCGTGCGATTAATGAGATAGCAAAAACTACACAAAAGCTGAATTTGACATCTATCATCGTAGACCATAAACCGATGTCGCAACCGGAGTATTGGAACACTCTTTACAATTCTAAGCTGTGCGTTTCTCCATGGGGGTTTGGGGCATACAACTGGAGAGATTATGAATCAATATACTTGGGTGCATTGTTGATTAAACCAAATACTGACTTCCTGGAGTCGTACTGCGATCTTTACAAATCAGGCATAAATTACGTGGCATGTAATCATAATTTCTCAAATCTACAAGAAATTATTACGGACTGTTTAGAAAATTTTGATTCGTATACGCGCATAAGGGAAAACGCTGCTGCAACACTGAGCAGCCATTGTGATAAAAAAAAGGTCGCCAAAAATTTGCTGCACAACTAAAGAGTTGTGTACTCTAATTTATATTAGAAGAGTGAAGGTTGTTTGAGCATGTATGATATTGGAATCATCGGTAACGGTTTTGTAGGCTCTGCCATAGCTAGTGGCTTCGCTCTGCACGCCAACATCAAAATTTATGATGTGGATACCACCAGGTCTACTCATTCTTTGGACGAAGTGGTAAACGAAAGCGATTTCGTCTTCATAAGTGTTCCTACGCCCATGGAAGATGTCTTAGGCGGTTCGATCGATTTGACTATCATGGATGACGTGATCGAAAGAGTGCACGAATCTTATGTTGGCACCGAAGTGGTTTTTGTCATCAAATCGACAGTGGTTCCAGGGACTGTGGAACGATATATGGAAAAATATCCACGATTAGAGTTCGTCTTTAACCCAGAGTTTTTGACCGAAAGATCTGCTAGACTGGACTTCATCAATGCATCTAGGATAATACTAGGAGGGAGCTCGGACTCTAGCAACAGGGTAGAAAAACTATATCGGTGTCGATTTCCTCACACTAAGATGATAAAAACAGACGTTACTACAGCCCAATTCATCAAGTACATGGCGAACTGTTTTTTTTCTACTAAAGTATCGTTCATGAATGAAATGAAGCAAGGCGCCGATCGTCTGAAGTGTGATTGGAATGCCGTCATGAACGGCTTCATTTCTGACGGCCGGATCGGCAATTCACACTTAGATGTGCCCGGACACGACGGCCAAAACGGCTTTGGAGGAAAGTGTTTTCCCAAAGATCTGAATGCGTTCATTACGCTCTTCGAAACCATAGAAGTAGCACCAACAGTCATGAAGGCCGTCTGGGAAAAGAACGTTGAAGTACGAGAAGAGTTCGATTGGGCCAAGATCGAAGGGGCTGTTTCCAAAAAGTGAGAGCGGTAGTTACCGGCGGATGCGGGTTCATCGGCAGCCACATCGTGGATGAATTGGTGAAGTTGGGTCACGATGTCATCGTCATCGACGACTTGTCCGCTCCTCAAAACGAAGAATTTTTTTACAACTCGAAAGCTGCTTATCACCACTTTGATGTCTCTAAAGACGACTGCGGTCGTCTATTTTCCGGAGCAGATGTTGTCTTTCATCTAGCAGCGCGCAGTCGAATACAGCCGACCATCGACTCCCCCGGAGAGTGCTTCGAGGTGAACGTGATAGGCACTCAAAGGGTTCTAGAGTGGGCCAAGCAGAATCACATCAAAAAAGTCATATATTCTAGCACATCATCGTTGTACGGGAGGGATAACGAGATTCCGTTTCGCCCTAATATGACGACTGGATGCCTGAACCCCTATTCTTTGTCCAAGTGGATGGGAGAATTGACCTGTAAGCTATACACACAGCTGTACGCAGTAGATACCATAGTGCTTAGGTACTTCAACGTATACGGCCCAAGGGAGCCGCTAAAAGGCAGTTACGCACCTGTCATAGGCCTTTTCAAGAGGCAATACAAAAGCGGGCAGCCTATGTCCGTAGTAGGGGACGGCGAGCAACGCAGAGATTTTACGTATATTGCGGATGTTGTTGATGCCAATATTCTTGCAATGGATGGAAGACAAGAAGGTCACTCTGTATATAACATCGGTACCGGTTATAATTACTCCATCAATCAAATCGCAGAGATGATCGGAGGCATCGACGCGACCACCACAAAGATACCAGAACGCCCGGCTGAAGCGAGAGAGACTCTCGCTGATGTTACCAAAACGATTAGAGAACTGGGATGGAAACCGAAGCATCGATTGGAAGATAGGATATTACAATATTGAAAAAAACGAAAAAAGTGTTAGTAACTGGCGGGTTAGGATTCATAGGTTCTAATCTGACTCAGCAATTGGCGACGACTGACATCAAAGTCGTAGTGGTCGACAATCTCTCATCGTGTAGAAAAGATTGTGTAGAATTTAAAACGCAGCTTGATAACGTGGAGTTCGTAGAAGGGTGTTTTTCTGAGGACGGCATTCTAGAGAGGGTAAAATCAGGAGAATTTGATACCATTTTTCACTTGGCAGCGATTCCGAGAGTCAGTTATTCAGTCGAAGAGCCTTATAAGACTACTGACGTTAACGTCGGAAGAACGGTCAAACTCTTGGAGGCGTGTGCTGGAAATGTAAGACGGTTTGTATTCTCTTCGTCATCCTCAGTCTATGGAGGCGCAGACGTACTTCCTACGCCAACATCACACGCTAGAACTCCCAAATCTCCCTATGCCTGGCAAAAGAGCTGCATCGAAGATGCCATTCGAATGTTCTGCCAATTGTACGAATTAGATGCCGTGTGCCTGAGGTACTTCAATGTATTCGGCCCCGGACAATTTGGTGGATCCGCCTACTCGACTGCAGTTTCTGCATGGTGCCATGCCATCAAGAACGGGAGCAAGCTCAGGAAGGATGGCTCTGGAGAACAATCGCGAGATATGTGCTACGTCGATAATGTTGTTAGCGCTAACCTCTTGGCTATGAAATCAGAATACAAGTTTGCTGGAGAAGCTTTTAATGTTGCGTGCGGAGACAGAACGTCCAATAATCAGATATTAGATTTCTTTACAGAAAAATTTGGAAAGCTGAACATCGATCAAGCTCCTCCGCGTGCGGGCGATGTAATGCATACTCAAGCTGACGTATCCGACACGACTGCCGTACTCGGGTACCAACCAAAGGTGAAATTTTGGGAAGGCCTGGAAAGAACTCTGGAATGGTGGGGTCTTTCGGATAAATCATGAACGACGCAAACATTGGTTCTACAACAATTTTCCCTACAGGAAAACCCCACGTGTCCTATTCAGAAGTGAGAAACTGGAAGGAGTGTCCCTACAGGCATAAATTGCTACAAATAGATAAGATAGACGTTTTTGAGCCCTCGCCATATTTGGATTTTGGGACTCAAGTGCATGAAGGCTGTGAAGCTTATCTGAACACTGGCAAAATTCCTAAAGATGAACTGACTGAAAACATTCGTGCTGCATGGGAAGAAAATGGCTTTGATGATCCTGAGTGGGTAAAGAAACAGCCAGGGTGGTACAAATATCATCCTGTAGAAGAATGGTGTTCATGGGCCAACAATATGTGGGATGATGTGCCGAGGTTTCTTGATGAAACTTTTCCGGGTTGGGAAGTTGTCGCAGCGGAGCACGAATTGTATGAAGAGATTGAAGGAAAAGAAGTCAAATTTAAAGGCTTCATAGATGCCATAATCAAGGTACCAAGAAAGAATGGTACATGGAAGTATTGGATCTTAGATTGGAAGACTGCAAAGTCTTATGGGTGGGATCGCAGAAAAAAACAGGATTTCTTGACGCAGGCTCAAATAATTCTCTATAAACACTATTGGGCAGCAAAAAACGATATTCTACTAAAGGATATAGGCTGCGGTTTTATTTTGCTAAAAAGAGGTGGCACTCCCGGTAACATGTGTGATCTATTGAAGATATCCTCAGGCCCAAAATCTACCGAAAAATCTTTGAAACTAGTAAACAATATGATCAGTTCAGTAAAGCGAGGCATGTTTTTTAAAAATCGTGATTCCTGTCTGTTTTGTGCATTCAAAGACACTGAGCACTGTACCTAGTTTTACTTGATTAAAAAGCACCATAGAATTCAATATGCAACATAAATTTAAGATCCTGATGCTGTCTGATCATGCTCTGAGCACGTCCGGCGTCGGCTGCCAGAGTCGATATCTGATAAATGGGCTGATCGATAAAGGGTGCTGGACAGTAAGACAGTTCGGCGCCGCTGTCAAGCACACAGATTACAATACGACGGTCGTCAATGACGATTTTATTATAAAGCCCATCGATGGTTTCGGCGATCGCGATTTGTTGATCCAGACTCTTGCCATGGAAAATCCGGATGTGCTGCTTATTTTTACCGATCCTAGGTTTTTTGTTTGGCTCTTTGAGATGGAAGACGAGATTCGTCAGGTGTGTCCGATAGCTTATTGGCACGTCTGGGACAACTTTCCTAGCCCTACTTATAACCGGGCATTTTACGATTCTACCGACCTGATAAACTGTCACTCTTACTTGACTTACAAGATAGTTTCTGAGATGGCTCCTGGAAGAACTAATTTTATTCCGCACTCGCTTCCAGAGGAAGTTTTTTATCCGCTCAAGGAACATGACAGGACGATACGCAGGATAGAAGCGATCGGCGAAAGTCGTGCAAAAGATTTCGTACTCTTTTGGGTGAACAGAAATGCCAGAAGAAAGCGGCCAAATGATCTACTGTGGGGCTGGTCGTTATTTATGGAGAAATTAAAAGAGAAGCATGGGAGATCCGATGCTACTCTGTTGCTACATACTGATCCCAACGATCAAGAAGGCCCTAATTTGCTTGCAACAACCGATCATTTAGGAATCAAAGATAGTGTAGTTTTTTCTAACGATCGAGTGGATTTTGATCAAATGAATGTCATGCATAACATTACTGACGCATGCATCAATGTATCTTATGCCGAAGGCTTCGGCCTTTCGACTCTAGAAGCAATGCAATGTGGAAACCCGATCATAGCAGCCAAGACAGGCGGATTAACCAGGCAGGTGGTGGATCATCGAGATGGATCTGAAAATGGCGTAGCTTTAGATATAGAATTTAAATCGCTTGTGGGTTCGCAGGGAGTGCCGTTTATTTACGAAGATTACTGCAGCGCTCAATCCATAGCCGATGCGATCATGAAGCTATACGAGATGCCAAAAGCGGAGCTTCGCGCGTTAGGGCGTAAAGCAAAAAGTTATGTCGAAAGCGAATTCAATCACCAAGACACGATCGATCGATGGCATGAGACCCTTCTAGGGTTAGTAAACACAGAGAAGAGTCATAAGCCTAGGCGTTGGTCCTTTAGTGAGGTGAAGTGTTGAAAAACGTAGTAGTACGAGCCCCTTTATTGAGTAAATCTGGGTACGGAGAGCACAGTCGACAGCTGTTTAAATACCTTTTGACTAAGCCTAACTTAAACGTAGTTACTCAAGTAGTCCCATGGGGAATCACGCCCTGGGATGTGAGCAGCACTGCTTTTAATAGTTTAGGACCCGAAGCAATGAAGAGGAGTACAACATCTCCCGATCAAAAGTTCGATATCTCCTTTCAGGTTCAATTACCAAACGAATGGGATCCTTCTTTAGCTGCTTTCAATGTAGGCGTCACAGCCGGGGTAGAGACAGATAAATGTAACCCAATTTGGACTGCAGTGCATTGTAATAAGATGGATTTAGTAATAGTTCCTTCTTTGCACACCAAAAAGACCTTTGAGGCCTCTGCTACGTGCACGACACCGATCACAGTAGTTCCAGAGTCCTATTTCTGGGAGCTCAATGAGGAGCCAGCTCCCCTGGAGATCGATCTCAAAACTGATTTTAATTTTTTGTCCGTAGGAGTCCTGACGGGGATGACGCCTCCTACTGATAGAAAAAACCTGTTTTATCTCATCAAATGGTTTGTGGAAGAATTCAAGGGTGATCCCGACGTCGGCCTGATCATCAAAACCAATCGAGGACGCGAGACGGCGATCGATAGAATGCTCACAGAGGCAATCCTAAAGAAGTTGCTAGATGAAATAAACCACGAAGGGTTACCAAAGGTGTATCTTTTGCACGGAGATCTCACAAGAGGCGAGATGAACTCATTGTATCGCCACGATAAAGTAAAGGCGCTAATTTCAACCACGCGCGGCGAAGGTTTTGGGCTACCGTTTCTTGAAGCTTCAGTAGCCGGTTTGCCGGTTATGGCCACGAACTGGTCCGCCCACACAGAGTTTCTTAACAGCGGAAGATGGATCAAGATAGATTACGACCTGAGAGAGATAGATGCCTCCCGCCAGGACAACAATGTTTTCGTACCACATGCTAGATGGGCAGAAGCAAAGGAAGAAGCTGTAAAGAAAGCACTTAGAAAGTTTAAAAATAGTCATGATGTCCCTAGGGAATGGGCGGCCCAACTAGCAGAAAAATTAAAAAAATCACACTCAGAGAAGGCCGTATTTTTACAATACGAAGCCGCCCTTTGCGATGTCTTAGCATGATATACATGTATTCTAGCATTGTGCTGGCTGTAATGTTAGCAGTTTCCACTTATTACGCATTTAAGTTTGCATTTTTGATTTTAAAGTTTCAAGAAGCGCTAGAAGATTCTTTAGAAGTGATTGATGCAAAATACTCGTCAATTTCTGCCATATGTGAACGACCGCTATTTTTTGATAGCCCCGAAGTGAGAAACGTTTTAAGCGATATTAGAGAAACTAGGGATTCGTTGCATAGGGTGGCTATCGTTCTGTCAAAGGATTTTGATGCAGAAGACGCCGTAGAAGAAACCAGGATTAATGATAGTGCCTAAAGGTAGAAGAAAAATAAGGCGTACGCCCGGCAAGCCCAGAAACATGTATTTTAGTGCCGATACCCAGGCAGCCATTGAAAAGTATCAAAAATTAGAATGCGATGATGGAAAGCGTACGCTCTATGTGGCTGAGATCCTACCAGCATTCAACAAATTGTCTGAGAATTTAATTTTTGTATATGGATTTAAGTCTCCCTTTGCGTCTTTTGAAGAGTTAAAGTCAGATTGTGTTTCTTTTTTGTACGAGTCGCTCTATAAATGGTCGCCTGAAAAAGGCACTAAAGCGTTCTCATATTATAACGTGGTGGCCAAAAATTGGTTGATAGTCAATTGTCGACAGCACAAAAAGATCAGCAGCCGTCATGTGAGCATAGACGATCCAGCTGGCATGACATCTTCACAACAAGCTGCATTCGAAAATCACGACTTTGTTCCTGCGCCCGATGAGATGATGATCAAGTCTCAACGAAAAGATTTAGTACTAAAATTGCTGGATGAGATGCGAGTGAAGCTTACTAACGAGAACGAATTGTTGTGTTTGCAAGCAATAGAAACCCTGTTTGCTTCGATAGAACAGTTGGATTTATTGAATAAACGGGCAGTCTTGATATACATTCGTGAAATTTCTGGATTAGACAAAAAGCAGATGTCTAAGGCGATGTCGGCCATCAGGCGACATTACAGAAAAATGTCGGGCCCGCAAGGAGTGTTTGATTTTTTTTAGGAAACCAGATGAGTAAATTAGATAAGCTGTTAGACGGCCAAAGAAAGAGTGAGGAGAAGATCAAGGATTTTGCAGATCTGTTGGATGATCTAACCGCTACGAAGGACAAAAAGAAATCGCTGTGGAAGGAGATATATGAGAACGCTGTTTCGGATCGCGAGCGGGCTTCCATCTTGTTTACTGAAGCGTTCAAAGAGATGACAGGTGCCGCTAGCGAGCATACAACGCTGGGCCCCATCATGACGAAGTATTTAGAAAGGATGTGCAAGTCTAATGATCAGATTCTATCGTTGGCCGAAATGATCTCGAAGGCCGAAAAAGCAGAAGAAAACGTTAACCCAGACGAGCTGTTCGCAAAGATTTCTGGGGGATAGAAGTGCCTGCTTTCGACCCAGAAAAGGCTGCGGCCGGTATACCACAAGACTCTGCAGATATTCCTGTAGGCAGCGGGTCTCAAAGGATGTTCCAGCGCGCTGTCGTCGTCGACGTCTTAGGGGACCTCTCCCTGTGGACCGAAGAGCAGTTTGAGAAATTACAAGAAAGATTGACAGAGGAAGCAGCAGCTCGGAGCGCTGAGGCGCCGCCACCAGACTTAGGGTATTTGGACGATTTGAGAGACGCGCCCAGAAACTCCATCTTGGCTAGACTGATAACCCCGCCTAGCAAAGGCCGTAACGAGTTCGGGCTGCACGTGTTCATGCCGTTCTTTTCTTCTCATTTCTGTCTTCCGTGTAAACCTGGAGAGGTAGTATGGGTATTCTTTGAAGATCCCACCTTCCCTGGGAGTACTGGGTACTGGGTAACTCGTCTCCCAGCCCACGAAGTAAATGTTGAAGATGCCAACTACACTCATTATGATCGTTGGGCTGATCCTACCACCCTACAAGCTACAAAAGCTTTTCTGGATAAGGACAACAAAGTAATTAAATCGTTTAACCCCGGGTTTCCTAACGGGCCTGTATACGTGCTCCCGGATCAATCTCAATACACCTTGTTTGCCGCTGACGCTTTTGAGAAGATCGTGGCCCAATCGATAGAGGCCATCTCTTTCACAATTGAGCCAATCCCCAGGTATACGAAACGACCAGGAGACCTGGTTTTGCAAGGTTCACACAATGCTACGATCGTTTTGGGAACCGGCCGAGGGTATAACGATACGGATGCCATTGATGCCGACCCGGCTAAACGCAAGTCTAATGCTATGCCTGCTGCCCAGCTCAAGCCTGGCCACGGTGCCATTGATTTGGTCGTTGGGCGCGGGAGACTGAATGTTGAGTTGGATACACTGGCCGGTGCGCCTACTGCTCCCTCTGCATGGCCGTTGAACCAAGGCACTGATTTGATCAAGGGCCCCGGAGAAAAGCCCGCCAGAACCGAGCCGCAAGTGGTCATGAATGCGCGCCAGACCTTTGAGGCCAATAAGAATCCAGAGCAGTTAGACGAGAAGATAACCAATAGACTGTATAATGCTAGCGAAGGTGATCCGGACTTTGTCAATGACGCAGCACGCTTGTACCTGACTATGAAATCGGATCCAGACAAGGATTTCAGTTTGATAGGGCCTCAGATTCCGGGATTATTCAATGGAAATGCTCCGCAAGCCACGGATGCTGCAGCGTCTGTTCTTAAGGCAGATGAGGTTCGAATCATCGCCCGGAAGACCGGCGCTAAATCTCCCACGGAAGCCGCCCAGCCTGTTGGTAAAAACAAGAGAGAGCAGCCGATCATCGGCAGCATCCGCCTGATCAAAGAGGGCGCCCTCGACGACGATGCTGCATGCATTTACATGCTTCCGGATGGAACGGTTCAAGTGAGCGGCAAGAAGATACAGATAGGCCGAGCCAAATCAGATGGCGGCCAGAAGACTGACGGCGATGGCCAGCCGTACATAATGTACCAAGAACTAGAGGAGCTATGGCAAGCACTGTGCGATTCCATCGACGCGTTTTGTAATGAAGCATTGAAAAATACGACTCCGGGTTACGGTGCTCCTTCGCCTCAACTCACGGCAGCTGCAGCCCAATTACAGTTGGACGTAGCAGGTCTCAAGCCTGAGATACAAAAGGTAAAATCCAAGAGGATTTTCGGAGAATGATAGATGCCACTGAGTTCTGCTAAAGTACTTCTAGAACAAGACTTGGAGGCTGCATATGTGCGCTCCATGGAAGCTGGCGCCGAAACAGGCGCATCCCCAGAGGATATTATTATTAACATGTCTAATGACATCGCGTTTGCGATCAATGAGTTTGTTTTGGCAGCAAAGGTGACTACAGAGGTAGTGACATTTTCACAAGCATCTCAAATTGATGGCAAACCAGATCCTTCACAGGCACAAGCGGATTCAGCTGGAGGCATGACAACCAGCGATGGAAAGGGCACAGGCGAAGGTACTGCGACAGGGATAGCCAAAGTCAAAAACGCTCTGTGGAGAAGTTCTAACAGAAAAGACGACGAAGGCGAGATTCTTAGGTCGGTGGGCAATGGAATGTTCGAAGTAAAATTTAAAGATTCGATAGAGATATTATCTCATGCAGACCTGGAGCCTGTGGTAGAGGAATGATAAAAATGTAGGAGGTAACTCGTGCCATTTGTAACAGGCTTGTTAGAGCTCCCAAAGAGTTTGGAAGTAGCATACATAAAATCAAAAGATAACGGCAGCACTGGCGAGATGCCCGCTGAAGAAAACATTCGGATCCTTTCTGAGGATTTGGGTGATGCGATCCATGCATATGCTGCTACGGTGCAAGTTGCTACAGTCGATACCATCGAGCCTGGCCAGAGCGCCGTCGGGCCTGCCGGTAGTGGAACCTATAATGCTCCTGGAACGGGAGCTGGCATAGGCACCGTACGGTTTGAAGATCCTGCTATCAATACACTTAAGATGGACATCCAAATGGCACTTTTGCAGGTTAAAAACGATGGAACAGCTGGCCAGCCCCCTCCGATGATCATCAAAAATCTGTCGCGAGCTATGGCAACTGCGATTCATAAGTTTGCTATTGCGGCCATAGTAGAGACTGATGTTATAGTAGCGCCTGGTGTTGTGATCGTGGGTTATATGACCCCTGCACCAGCTCCGCTTCCTGCCACTTCGATGCCGGGTTTAGGCCAAGGCACTGGTAATCTGTCCTGAGAATCTTTGCGTGATCGCGTTTCATAATTTGCAATTATGTAGTCTCAACACACTTCAAGACCAAAATAGTTATTATTGAAGAGGTTTGCTGTGAGTCAATTACCGATAACCAAAAAATATGATTTCCAATCTGTTGGAAGGTTAGATGTTGATTTTCAAGCTGGCCTTATCGATAAAGCATTAGGCAAGCCAGTAGGAATAAAGACGCCCATGGAACTCAGCCGGATGGGGTCCTCCGGCCCTTTTAAGATGCATGATAATCTGGCTAGCCAAATCAAAGATAATTTTCGCAACATGCTGGCCACGAACTATGGCGATCGGGCAGTACTATACGATTTTGGAGCAAACTTACAAGAACTGTGTTTTGAGTTAGGAACCGAGGAGGGCGACGTGCGTGCGATCAATAACATCCGGCGTACTACAGAGAAGTATATGCCTTATGTTACATTAAACACTTTTGAGCCCATCACAAGATCGAATGAGTCTGGATCAGGCCTGGCAGTCATTGGGGTAAGGGTTATTTATTCCGTACCTAAGGCAGGCCTACAAGATCAGGGGGTCGAGGTAATCATCTATGCAGCAGGATAAAAATTATGGCCATAAGCATTAAGAAGAAGCTGCGAAAGGCTTCCAACAGAAGCTTTTTAGCGAAAGATTTCGAAGCCTTTCGCAGCGAACTCATAAATCATGCACGCACGTTCTTTCCGGATAAGATCCAAGATTTTTCTGAAGCATCTGTGGGCGGCCTGCTGGTAGATATGGCCGCAACAGTAGGAGATTCTTTATCCTATTATCTAGACCACCAGTTCAGAGAACTAGATCCATTCAAAGCTGTCGAGCCGGATAACATTAGAATGCACCTTAAAAACTCTGGTGTCGACATGTACGGAGCTACCCCGGCAACGGTATTGCTCAAGTTTTTCTTTCGAATAGACGCTGAAAAGGCCGCAGGAGGATATCGTCCTAATATTAAGAACCTGCCGGTCGTCCTGCAAGGCACCACAGCGAAATCAGCAGATGGCATCACTTTTACTACGGAAGAGGATCTAGACTTTGCTGAAACTGATTCGATAGGCAATTTGGTGTGCGATTATGTTGTAAAAGAAACGACAGCAGCCGGCATACCCACACTATACGAGGTCAGTAAGGAAGTGGAAGCAAATTCAGGCTCACAGACGTCTGAAACGTTTGCTATTTCGAATAGCCATGTGCCCTTCCGGCAGATAATACTATCCAACGAGAACATATCAACCATCCTATCGGTAACCGATGCAGAAGGGAATGAGTATTACGAAGTGGCTTCTCTGAGCCAAGATACAGTTTTCAATGCCGTCAAAAACGTTCAAGCAGACGACGACTTAGTACGAAGCAACCTAGAGATCACGCCGGCGCCTAGGCGGTTTGTAAGAACTTTTGATCCAACGAACAAACTGACTACCTTGCAATTCGGTGCCGGTGATGCTGACACTTTAGATGACGATGTGCTTCCAGACCCCAGCGAATTAGCATTACCACTCTACGGTAAGACTAACTTTCAAAGATTTAGCATAGACCCAAATTCTTTATTACGCACCCATACGCTTGGCATTGCCCCCAAGAACACTACGCTGACTGTGACATATCGCTATGGCGGTGGCTTGACGCACAATGCTACTTCCAACTCCATCGTAGAAATAGAAACTCTCCAATTAGAATTTAGAAAAACTACGCGTCCCACGAGTGCACTGACCGTAAGGCAGACTATGGGAGTCGTCAATCCCGATTCAGCTGTAGGAGGCTCGTTAGCCCCTACGCTGGATGAACTCAAGCAGTTAATTCCTATCGCTAAGCAGAGTCAGTCTAGAGTGGTCACAAGAGAAGATCTACTAGCAAGGATCTATACGATGCCAGCTCGTTTCGGAAGAGTCTATCGGGCAAGCATTACGCCCAATCCGGTAAACCCACTGTCGGCATTGATTTATTTGGCTTCCCTTGACAGAGATAATAATCTGACTTACGCTCCAGACACGCTCAAGAAGAACTTGAGCAATTATTTAAATGAGTTCCGGTTGATTTCTGATGCGTTCGATATTCTTGATGTGCAAATCAATAACTTTGGCGTGCGATATTCCATTATTGTTGCAGAGAATGTTAACAAGGTGCAGTTATTACAACAGGTCAACAATAGAATAGCCGACGCGCTGCAGAGAAAATACTTTCAGATCGATCAACCGTTGATCGTGGATGACATTACTAACGTTATCATTAACACAGATTATGTAATATCTTTGATCGATCTGAAAGTTTTCCCCAGGACTGGTACGATAGACGAGAGGTCGTACTCCTCGTCTAGTTTCCCTTTCGATAGAAGTACTAAAAATGGTATCATTTTTGGGCCCATTGGCTCAATATTCGAACTAAAATTTCCTGCAGACGATATAATTGGTACAGCATCATGAAAATATTTTGTACTGCAAGTTCCGATACGTACATTACTGACAAGATAATAGAAAGCAGATTCAGGGCCGAGGATGCCAACGTCGGTCGCGCTGCGACTCTAGACCTCTTTAAGTTATGGGGAGAGACCACGCTCAACGGATCTGGTAGCCTGAATGAAATATCGAGGCTGTTGGTAAAGTTTGATTATCAACAGCTGTACGATCTCACTGCTTCGAAGGCTGATCTTAATTCGGCTGGGTTCTCGGCTAAATTAAAGTTATTTGATATAAGGGCCGGCAACGCAGTGCCGGCCAATTTTAATGTAGCCGTTTTTCCTTTGTCACAGGCCTTCGACGAAGGAGTAGGAAAAAACGTAATTTCTTTTGCAGATTTAGATTCTGCTAATTTTATAACTGCATCGTATGCGAACGCTACTGCCGCTGCCTGGCATGCATCTGGAGCGGACGCAGTTGGAGTACTCGGCGCTTCTAATTTAGACATTTTTTCGCAAGCTAATTTTAGCGACGGCGCCGGCCAAGTAGGGATTTTTGGTAGTCAAAAATTCGTTAATGGCACAGAAAATTTGACAGTAGATGTAACGAAATTGGTCTCGGCCACTATTGCCAAACAGATGCCAGATCACGGATTCAGGATATCTTTTAGCGGAAGCGATGAGTCTGATACTAAGACTAGGTTCGTAAAGAGGTTTGCTTCTAGGCACGTGTCGGATCCTCTCATACGTCCTAGAATTGAAGTTTCATTTGACGATAGTTTTCAAGATAATCATTCTAACTTTTTTTTCGACCTGTCAGGCTCTTTATTCCTCAATTCTTACGAAAGATCATCAGCAGCTAATCTAGTTTCTGGATCGGCTTTGACCCCCATCACCGGTACCGACTGCCTCTTCCTAAAACTGCGTTCAGGAAGCTTTTCATATATTACTTCTGCTTCTCAGTACTCAGCGGGCACCTATGACCCAGCGAGAGAAAATTTTGTAACTGGAGTCTATTCAGCCAGTTTTGCGCTGCCCTCTAATGATGCCACAAACGTGAGTGCAAACTGGTCATTGGCCAAATTCCTTCAACTGAGCGGATCGATAACTTTTGATGAGTTCTGGTATTCCTTGGATGGGATGGTAGGGTTTCACACTGGATCTCTCAAGGTGGAGAAGTCTGCTACATATTCGGCTAATTTTACGCCCCAAGAACCTAACATTCATGTCACTAATACTAAGAGCGAATACAAGCTAGATGACCAAGTTAGAATTCGCATCTTCGGTAGAGACCTCAAAGCAGAACAGTCGATGCCAGTCAAGCGACCCATAAGTCTGCCGCCGGTGATATTCGAAGAGGTATACTACAGAGTCAAAGACGTTAATAGCGGTCGAATAATAATAGATTTTGGAGAGGCTGATAACTCAACAAGGGTGTCTACTGATTCGAAAGGGATGTTCTTTGATTTTCACATGAGCGTACTACCAGTGGGCCGGGTTTATGAGTTTGATTTTCTTGTAGTGAATAGGGGAGTACGAACCATCACCAAGGATGCCCAGTCCAGATTCACGGTGAGGTAAAGCATGTCGAAAAGCAAAAATGCTTTCGAAGATGTCCTTTTCAGGCCTAGCGTCATAAGAAACCTAAGGCAAGGTGGCACCAAGGTAGCCAATGTAACTCTGGCCGGCACTAGCGTTGACGAGGCATCCTTGCTAGCAAACCTGAGTGGAACATACATGTATGATCCGCCTGGAAGCCCCCTTAAAAACACGCAGCAGCTCAATGTAGATTTTTCTAAGTTCGAAAATCATACCTTTTTCAACTCTGCAGAAATGAAGGTTCAAACCGCTTTTGATAAAGTGATCAACGGGTATCCGTTTGATGGTACTAAAGCAGAGTACCAAGCATACATCGAATCTTTATCCGGGTTCGAAAAGTACGTATTAGAGCAGTTTCCGAAGCACAAAGGGTACCTCAATTTCAAGAGAGAAGATACAGATAGCAATCCCATAAACAATTATCTTTCGGTTAAGACGCTAAAAGGAGTCACGGCACTTTCAACTGATACACCGCGTTCCGGCCAGTACGTGATGGCCGACCTAAGTCTGGGCACATCGCCTTTTACAGTAGAAATGCAGCTCGTCGTTCCGGCTGCTAGCAATGATAATAACGTCATACTACAGAAAACCAGTCAACTAGTAGGCAACGGAAATACTCATGGCTTGACCATCGCTTTATCGGCATCATCCGACGCTACCACCGGCAACGTTTTGGCAATGCTAACGTCAGGATCTACTTTTATAAGCGCTAGTGTGCAGATAAAAAAAGGTCAATTTCAACACATTGCCACAATCTACGATAGAAACATAACCGGTCGTTTAAAGATGTATGTGGACGGAAGGTTAGCGTCCACGTCTAGTATCGGCGAATTCGGATCTTTCGACATTCTGGATTCTAACATCACGATAGCTAGCGGGTCTAAACATGCGTTCGGATCTTTGTATGAATTTACGCCCAGCGTTCAATTGTCTGGAGCTATGGACGAGCTAAGGATCTTCGAATCTGTAAGATCTAGACAGCAACTCAATAAATTCTCACAGCGGACCATATTTCCTCCGGCTGATAAGAGTTTAAAGCTATACTTTAAATTCAATGAGCCGTCTGGAAGTTTTTCTAGCACGGTAAACCAGGGCTTGATCTTAGATTATAGCGGATATGGATTACACACTCATGTCACCATGGGCTCTGGTGAATCCTTCGACATGTCATTGAGATCGACAGCTTCTCTGGCTACACCGCTCGTAGGCGAGAGTCCGTCTAGTGCTCCAATATTGTTTCCGTCGTTTCCTTCTGTTACATCGTTAGGGAATAAGCTGCTGACGTCGGCAAGCCAATACGATTTTAACAACCCTAATTTGATTGTCAAGCTCATTCCCAAGCATTACTTGACAGATGCTCAACAATTTCAAGGGTTGTTAAACGAGAACGGAGACATTTCAGAAAACTATTCTTATACGACAGACCTGCCTGGCGGCGGCCGGATACAGTCTGCCCAGATCATCGCTTCTTTACTGTATTTGTGGGCGGAGACCTTCGATGAAGTGAAGATGTTCGTTGACTCATTTGGGAAATTACTCAAAGTAGATTATCTGAGCGATCAAACAATCAGTGATCAACTGCTGCCTTTCCTGGCAAAGTATTACGGTTTTAACCTTCCCAATTCTTATGCTGACGCTAGCATGGATCAATACTATGATGGCGACGATCTGACTGTCAATAAGGCAGCCTCATCGAAATCCTTACAGACCATACAAAACACCATCTGGCGCCGAGTGCTAACTGACCTGCCTGAGTTACTACGCACGAGAGGTACGCGCAACTCCATAGAGCAACTGTTCAGAAGCATGGGCATCTCTTCGGACGGAGTATTCAGGATCAAGGAGTACGGCGGTAGCAAGACTAAGAAGATAACTGATACATACGAAAAAAGAACCCAAGTAGCCGCAATGCTGGATTTTTCGGGCACCCTTAATTCGCAAGGCACAATCGGCGCTTCTGGAAAGGATACTACGCGTCCCTTGATCCAGTCTTATTTTTTGTCAGGAACTCGAGTCGAGCCAGGCGCGCCAAAAATACGCGGGACCATGGTCAAGGGCCAATCAAATGCAGTAGGCGACGGCCTGTTTACGAGCGGCTCCTGGACCATGGAGGGACTGTTCAAGATGGAGTCTGCCTTGAGCCATCCCATTACACAGAGCCTGATGAGATTGCAGACGACAGGCAGCCAAGCAGCCTCTGTGTCCAACAACTGGCTGATATTTAATGTTCTTGCCTTCAAACCAGTTTATAATAGAAACACCGGATCAATCGCCCTGTACGGACGTCCGACAGGCGGTACCGCAGCGCCAACACTGGTTCTCAACTTGACTGGCGTCAATGTATTCGATGGCCGGAAGTGGCACGTATCATTTGGAAGGTGTAGAAACGATCAGACCGGATCTTACGTTTCATCCAGCTATTTCCTTAGGGCCGGACAGATGGGCCCGACTCAAATGAGGGAGTATCATGAAACTCGTAAGCTGTTTGACGACTCAGGTGACAACGTCTTAAACACAGTCAGCAGCACCACCAACGCTTCAGGCTCGTTCATGGCGGTCGGAAGTCAGAGTTTGGGCTATGATTCCTCTTTAGCAGATGGAGGGTTCTTGAACAGCAGTTCTACGACTGCGGCGAGAAACGTGATATTTTCTGGAAAGGCCTCTGGAATCAGGTTTTTCAGTAAAGAGATATCGCAACAAGGCACTTTGCAACACATTCGTAATTTTGCATCTTTGGGAGTAGAAAATCCCAACGTCAATTTCAACTTCAATACTTCTGATAGTGGTTCCTTCGAAAGACTCAGGGTCAACCTGTCCTGCGATCAGCCCATTACCAAATCAAGTGATGCAGGCTTGATCCGCGTATTTGACTTCAGCCAGAACAAGCTGCATGCTTCTGGCACTGGTTTCACCTATGTTGGTGCTGCTGCGGGCCTTGGTGCACAGCAGGTCATCAAGCCGGAAAGGTTCGATTACGTCATTCTCTCCCCTAGGTTTGCGTTAGCATTTGAGCCCAACAAAGTGAGGATCCGAAGCTTTGATCGGGCCGAGAACGTAAGAAAAAATCCAGCAGGCGTATCTTTTGCTCCCTTGCACGCCATCCCGGAGAACGAGCAACCCAAGGATGACAGGAGGTTGTCGATCGAGGTATCTTCTGTGCAGGCTTTGAACGATGACATTGCTAATATTTTTGCAACACTCAACTATTTGGACAATGCCATTGGAGATCCTGAGCTAGTCTTCTCAGAACAATACAAAGACTTAGCACACCTTCGATTAATTTATTTTAACAGATTGACAGATAAGATGTCTTTAACGAAGTTTTTTGACTTCTTTAAATGGTTTGACCAGTCTGTAGGAGGCTTGATAGAGGAGATGATCCCTAGTACTACCGATTATTTAGGGACCCACTTCATCGTGGAGAGTCACATGCTCGAGCGCGCCAAGTTCACGTACAAGTACAGTGACATGTATGTGGGCGTGGTCGACCGACGCGAAGCTTCTGTGATATTCTTGCAGCAGTTCTTGGGAAACATAAGGAAGTTCTAGATGGGAAAGTATCGATATGCGAGAGCAAACGGTGAATTCATCACTAGCGAAATCCTGGAAAGAGTCCAATCGGTCACCCCAGGCTTCTTTACTGTTGACCAGTCTTATGATCTGACGAAGACTTTCGTCTCTGGTACGCACGGGGATGTCAACAGTTTCGTTAGCAGCCAGATTTCCGGCTATGCTGGTTCGGGTAATTTAGCAGGTTGGTGGCGGCTAAACAAAGACGTATCCTCGAAGGGGAGCGTCACAGATAGCAGTGGAAAGGGACGCACTGGGACGTTCGACGCCGTCGGGGATCGGCCGGCATACTCCACAGCACTCTATCCCTCTGCTTACATCCAGAAGTCCAGCTACACTTTTGATGCCTCTGACGATGCGATCAACATCGGCACAGCAGCAACCTGGAATGCCATTATCGGCGATGATATCGCCGCCGGCGCCACTCAAAAAATGTCATTTGCTGCATGGGTATATAGGTCGGTCGCGGCAGGATCCGCGCGTCGCGTCATTGATTTTGGCAATTATGACGTGGCTGTGAGTGACACCCCTGGGGGAATTCAATTCAAGACAGTATGGAATGGCAGCAATGCGTACTGGTATGCCCCAACTGTCTCGTTGTCAACTTGGTACCACCTTGTCGTTACCTATGATGCCAGCAGTGCAGCCAATGATCCGATCATCTACCTCGACGGCATCTCCCAATCTTTGTCAGAATCAGGGACCGCCCCCGCGGGAGCGTGGAACGGCATCAAGGTCCAAGCTTGTTATATAGGCAACAGTTCGATAGGCACCGCGTCCTGGAGGGGTAACTTAGCAGACGTAGCAGTTTGGAATAGAGTCCTTACCCCTTCTGAGGTTGCCCACCTCTACGGCGCCTCTAGCAATGGTGCCTTTCGTGAAGTGCGGAACTTCGACCGAACGTCTCCCGAGAACGATACGCGTGCGCTAGGCATAAACAGCACTTCTAGAGGATTGAATACAGGCATCCCTGCAGACATCCTAGAGGGCTTCCGCCAAGGCGTCAACGTGGTCAACTTTAAGCAGCTAGGGAACTACCTGGGCTTCAAGATCCGGCCCAACAGCGGCTTCGTTACGACTCTGGACAAGAAAGACGTGTCCACTCGAGTTTTCAACGACCAAATATCGGCTCAGTCACTGAGTAAGGCTTATCCGGTCGGCCCGACGAAAGTCGACTCGAACGGCCAGGAGTTAGCATACAAGTATCAGCCCATTCAGAGCGGCTCTACTCCCCTCACTTCCACGCCCGGACAGTTGGGCGCCAGATTGACGAACGACATGGAGCATCGAGACCTAGGTCAGAACGATGTGTACACCGATTGGGACGGCTTCGAGCCTTTCGAAGACACTCTGGACCTGGACCCTACGGCGATCATCACAAAGGATCCGGATTCGCTGGTCTTGCCCAGACAGCTGGTGGTACAGACGAGCAATGAGCTGAATGACGGTGCCATCGAGCCGCTGATCATTCGAAAGAAGATCGACGGCAGCAGCCTGGAGATGCCATTCTATGCTCACGACGTCAGAGCGTCTTTGGGCGGCATGACGGATCCCTGGCTGAGGTCCATGCAGATCGTCGCAGGCTGGGACCTGGACGAGCCGACGGCCGGCGCTGCTCCGTTCTTGGATTCCCCGGAGATGTTTGCAACGCTCTGGACCACTGCCAGCGTCGCAGCCAGCGAAGATCCCCCGGCAGCTGCTTATAAGACGTATACTCTGACGCCCTACGTGGACATGCCGGGCTCGTTTTCGACAGCCTTTGCCACGATCGAGCCCTTCGTGGATTACATGAACGATCGCGAAAAAGAGTACACTACTAACGCAGTCTCCACTGAGATCTCTGACATCCTGATTGCCAGCGGCTCCTTCGAAGACGCCGACACCAGGACCTACGACAAGATGGCACCAGCCGGCTTCGTCTTCGACAACAATCCGATCGGCATCGACTCGATCGCATACGGAGGCTTGAAGAAGTAATGGGAAGAGCCAATCGTGATAAGCCTTATGACCTGACTCAAGCCTGGATGGGCAACGTTGAAACCAGCGCTGCAGATGCATACAATGAATACGGCCCGGCAGATGCCCTGACTCTGTGGGTGCGCATGAAACCTGATACGCCGGTGGATCTGGGGCCCAACAAACTGTCTCCAACGTACACTTCGGCTAATACTCGTTCGAACAAGCGGTTGATAGGCAACGTACGTTATGATGCAGCAACATTTAGCGACTCCACAGGATATAACGCTGAGGTGTACGGCGCGTCGGGCGAGCTAGACATGACCCTAGCTCCGGATACTGCCAGCTATAACGGTTCCGATCTTCCATTTTCGATCAGCATGTGGGTCAACTTCCAAGACCTCGCCTCGATCCAATACCTGTTTACCAAGAACAGTCCTGATGTCCCGGCAGGCGCCCACTTACCGGCGTATTACGCTTACACCACCTCTCTTCAAGACGGCTCGCCAGTAAGAATAGGCTTTTATCTAGGCGACGACGACCAGACTGCTTACAACCACATCACTGTACGCGCTGCTGGACTGGGCATCTCTGCCGCCGACCCAGCCGATTCGACCTACCAAGAGGACGTGTGGCACCATTTGGCTTTTACTTACGATGGTAGTGACAATGCCACCACCGGGGTCGATGGCATCTATGGAATGAAGATTTATCTCAACGGCGCGGAAGTAAAGGATTACAGCCTTCGCATGCGAGTAGGGTCTTATCAAGGCATGGTGGCAGCGTACAGTAAGCCTCTGCACATCGGCGCTTATGAAATGGGCACCGACGAACTCGATGGTCAAGTGGCTGAGTTTGCTGCATGGAAGAATAAGGAACTCACAGCGCTCGAGGTCCGTAAGATCTACGATACGACCAGAGTCGGTTATCAGGTCACGTCCGGTTTCCTAAACAACCCTCCGCGTACTCTGCTGCAAGAGCGCGACTGCCACACAGGGAGCTATCCTGCCACCGCCCGCACCGGGGACCCAGATTTTACTGGCCGCGGCAGCGTGGCTTTCAATGATACCAAGACCGTCGTGTTTTTCAGCTCGTATGCCAAGGCGCAGATCCGGTTCAAAGGCCTGCCGCGGGACCTATCCCGCTCCTCGGCGCCCCACATCGATCTGACGGGCTCCAAGGCCGGCAGTCGCGGCAAAGCCCGGTTCGAGTTTCAACGGGGCCAATACCAGCAGGCCTACGCTCACTCGACCCTGGTCGACATCTCTGCTGCTCTGTATAGGCCGCTGACTACCAATGATGTGGCCTACGAATTCACCAAGGCCGTCAACACTGCCAACCTAGGCATGACTGCCCACCTCAGCGGAACCGTTGTGGAACTGCGCCAGTCTGCTCCTATGACGGGCTCGCAAGCTCATGGCAACCTGATCCTGACGGGCACAGCTATACGCGATCCCCACCGGTTGCCAGTTGAGGTTAGGCAGTTTTACCAAGTAGGCCCGCAGAACTATCGCTACCCTCTCTTGTTGTCGACAGCGTCCGTCCATTCAACGGATCGCATTGCCACTCCGAACACGCTTCCGAATCTAGAAGCCCCGGGTATCATGATGCCTGGCGTCAGTGACGTAGGTCTTAAATTTACGCCAGGAGAGAGCTTGACTCCCTTCGACGATGCACGCGTGTACATCGACCCGGAAGATGCGTTTTACACCCAAGGCACGGCACCAAGCATACTGCCGGGCTTCGACCAGCGGTTGAGTGATAAGACTATTTTGACGTTCGATGTGTCCGCAGCAACTCCTACAGAAGTGTATTTTTCTACCGGATCTAGTTCAGATCCAGAGTCCAATCTTCCTAATCCTGACACTGCCACTGTGGTTTCCCGGTACACCCCCGCGTGCATCCAAGGCCGGCCGTCCAACTGGGATGAGGATACAGGCTACATTACGATCCCGTTGATAAACGCCGGGGCCTCTTATGAGGGCCGCTGGATTTCGGTGCTCGACGCCAACGGGGCCCTCATCGAGCTTTACGACACGTCCGGCGTTCTACAAGAGACGTATACCGCAGCTGCTTCTAACAACGTTGCACTGAAAGAGTTTGCACGCAACGGCACCAACGACCAAGAGACTGCAGAGAATTTAGTTTACGTGATAAACCGTGCTTCTGCGTATTTCTGGGCCCTTTGGTACGTTGATGTCGCCTCCTCAAAGGTCCCCGTCCAGATATATAATAAGGCGGAGTCAGTACTGTACATGCCAGACTCAAAGGGTGCCCCTGGCAGTGCGGCATGGGAAGCTGTCAACACTAAGGCTGCAGTGTGGAAGTACAGCACCGGTTGGGCAGCCGTAACGGACTACTGGACTGCAACCAGCTTTAAGGTCACGCACGAACCCAACAGCGGCCTGGCTTATTACAACTTCGTTGGCAAGAAGTGGGAGATCATAGGGAGTGCCGTAACCGGCAGCAAGGTTGATTACTACAGCGCAGACTCTTCAGTTCGAACCAGTAGCACGCTGGCAGTCTGTCCGCCGCAAGTGATCAAAAGAGCCTGGCGCTTTATGAGTCAATCAACATCGACTCCGACTTACTTGCCGACTTACTTGCATTTGGACAAGCTCAATAAATCGATAGGCAGTCCGAGCAACCATGCTGGCTTCCCTCTCGCAGAGCAGTTCAATGCAACTGGCAGCCAATTGCTGGAGCTGAGCGGAACGCTGACCGCACCGTTTTTGCTGCAAAAAGTCCAGCTGAAGTTTTCTGCTTCCTTGACAAACTACCCGTTTTTCGACAGCACTAACCCCGCGCTGGTGCCAGCGCAGGCCCAAAATGCTAGTTTCATGCTACTGTTGCAAAGAGAGACCAGCCTGCTGCACAATAGCTCGAGCGGCTACATAGAGCTTGTTCATTGGCCCGGTGAACTCACGCCGGGGTGGGATTATATCACGAGCGGTACTGTGTTTCCTTACACGAATGATAAGAGGGTAGTCTGGCAGGGCCGCATGGGCCTGCTCGCAGCCGGCTCAGACGAGACGCAGATCAGCACAAAGTATCCAGGGCTGTATTCGTCTTGTGATCTTTGGGAGGTGGCGACGGACTCCGACGCACATCCTGATGGTAGTGTCACTGGTAGTTTTATGCTGCGTGCAGACTGCCGCACGCCTGCACCCGTTCCCAGGCCGGCTCCTGCGTATGCGTTGCGAGGAAATCGCAACAGCGGCGGTGGCTTCAGAGCGTACTTCGGGCGGACTCAAGGAGGCCGCGATCTGTACAGTTTGGACGACGGAAGATCCTACGTCAGAGCAGCTCCTGGCGGCGAAGTGATCGGACTAACTACTGCCCCTGCTGCCTCGGGCGCCGCTGGCTCCCAGTACGGCGATCCCGGCATCTCCATCTACAAGAAGGATTCCGAAGTCAGCCCCTTCCTGCTGTTGCCTACAGACAAGCTGATCCTCGCATACGTCAACCAACAGATGCCTGGTACCGGCACTGCAAGCCCGGTGACTTATCCGGCAGGCCGTTCGGAGTCCGAAACGGCGCGCGCCGCGAACGTCCTTGCCACAGGACGGGCCGAGCTGACCCTCTTCGGCGACATGGTGCGCGATGCCAAGCCGATCTCTCCGAGTCTCAACCAGCCGCTCACTTCGGATGCCATCCACGAGGACGTGCGAGATGACGTCAGCCCTTACGGCGAGGCACTCTGCCTGGATCAGTTCATCGTGGAGCCGTTGACCAGTTATCGCGGCTCCTACTTGGACAACCTCATAGGCGGCGGCCCCATGTTCTCCGGAGCAGGCACGTCCATATTTTCTGTGCCATCCAACGAAGACCTGGCTTCCGGCCGAGCTCGCCGCGTGGTCTCGTCGGTCGTCGACGGCGAAGCCGGCATCACAGGCAGCCTGCAGCGCTTCGTTCGTCTAGTCAATGATGATCGAAACGCACCGAAGGTGGGCGGAGGCTCGACGGAGGCCTTAGGCAATGCCACTCCGCCGGCAGAGATCCGCGCGGTGATGAGACGTGTTTACTACGACTCCACCGTTCCCAACTTGCGACTGATAGTTAGTGCTACTGCAGAGCCGATGATGTACGGTGCCTCCGCAGGAGCCGCTTCGCCCGGTGGATCCCCTCCGACAGCAAACATTTTGTCTCTGGCTGGTCTAGGTGTACAGAATAACCCGAAGGCTTGGAACGCATCTTCACAGGCGTGGCCGTTTCGATTTCCTTTCGATGGAGCATATGCTCGATTGCCCAGGTTTTCGACCATCCAAGGTATCATGCTCGACCCGGATGGCAGCGGCCAGGCGGTCGACACTGTTTTGTATTATACGTTAGGGGCCGATTTGAACGAATCGGGAAAGGTGTATGCAATCTTAGCTAATGACGGTTCTACTACGCTAGCAACAGGCGGTGCCCAGTTGGTGCTCAAGGGCATGTTCGGCATCGGAGACTATTACAAGTACCCCATCTCCCTCGAGAAAGACACCGGCGCCGGCGGCGCCACAACGGCTTACGGCAACATGATCCTCCTGCGCGGCTTCAAGTACGGCCTCATCAATGCTGTGCCGATGTCGCCGTCTGCCGTCTTCCGTGCAGACACCTGCGGCCAATTCCGGGACATGCTCGAGCCTCTTCCGCAGGCTAGGTACTACGAAGACGACGGGGCCATCGACATCACGGATCCGCCCGTTTTCATAACATTCTATAGCAGAGATGGCAGCCCGGGCGTATCGCCGGATACCACGAACTCTCAAAACCTAGACATGTATGCCACGTCTTCTGTGCCTTATTTCGATCTGGAGCCTGGCATAGGACCCTACCCTTACGGGCGTGATCGCTCCACCGTCCAACCTGACTTGGATCCGGACGAAGACGTCGAACTCATTTATAGCTGAGATGACGACCAAACTCTCAAAATCTCAACTGCGGCAGCAAGCCATAATAAAAGTCTTCAATGAGCAGCGCCAACGTTACGTCACTGTACAGGTGCCATCCGGCTTGACCGTCGGTGCCGGTGATTCTGAATTCACGAACGGCATAAGACTGTACGGCCCGATAGAGTTCAAGACGACCACAGCCCCTGAAGCAACGAGCATGAAGCTCTATGCAGTCGGTAGCACTCTGTATTTCAACGGCAGCGAAGTGGGATCAGGCGGCGGTGGAGGTGCCCCTGTCGATGCCCAGTATGTAACGCTGGCCACCGATTCGACGTTGACCAACGAGCGCGTGCTCACCGCAGGTTCCAACATCACCATCACAGACGGAGGTGCCGGCAGCACAGTCACCATCGCCGCTAGTGCTGGAGCAGGCGGCTGGACCGATGATGGAACTGATGTTCGTCTGACGACAGCCACTGATCAGGTGGGAATCGGCACAGCCAGCCCAGGCACCAAACTGGAGGTCGAAGTCGCTGACAGTGAGAATCTCGGCGGCCTTCTCATAGACTTCAATGAGACCGGAAGTTACAATGCACTCGAGATCGATTCAGAATCTACCGCCTCTTATGCTGCATGGATTCACGGAAAATATCCGTTATGGTGCCAGCAAGACATCTCAGGCGGCCGCGCCATCACAGTCTCTAGAAACATCGCCGAGGCCGGATCGTACCCATTAGCTCAATTTGTTGATGATCACACTTCTAATACTCAAACCACTGTAAAAATCCAGCAGGACGGCACCGGTGACATCCTTAATTTGTTCGACGGCGCGACCGAAGTTCTCACCGTGCTGGATGGTGGTAACGTTGGGATCGGTACAGACGCTCCTAGTACCACGCTTCATGTAGTAGGCGATGCGGTCACCATCGGTAACGGCGCCACAGGCCCAGGCGAGATCAGGCTGTTGGAAGACACCGATCTAGGTAGCTACTACGCCGGTTTCAAGGCCGGCAACTTGACCGAGAATACTGTCTATGAAATGCCAACAGCCTATCCAGCTTCTAACAAGGTTCTTCAATCCGACAGCTCAGGTGTGCTTACATGGGTGATAGAACGGGATCTGGACAATGTAGGCTGGACAGCACCTGGCACCGGTGAGATCGCTACTACCGGTTCAGTTGCAATCGGAGTCGCAACCAGCCCAGCAGAGCGTTTAGAAGTCAAAGATGCCAACGGTACCGCAACGACGGTTCAAGTCAATAATACAAGCACCGGCGATCCGCAATTCTCGTTGGCAGTTGCGGGTACCAAGAAATGCACGTGGGGCATTGATAACGATGATAGCGACAAGTTCAAGCTAGGAACCACTGCATGTTCGACAGGAACAGTACTGACGATCGATTTCGATTACGGGTATGCTGGGTTCGGTACCGAGACTCCTGCTGAGGCTTTAGAGGTCGAGACCGGTGCAGCTGGTCAGACGACCACCACGATCCAGGTCAGTAATACAGCAACGACCGGAGACCCACAGCTGGCATTTGCGCTGTCAGGTACCAAAAAGTTCACCATGGGCGTGGACGACAGTGACAGCGACAAGTTCAAGATCGGAACTACAGCATGCAGCACGAGTACTAGGCTAACAATCGATGCTGACGGGGTGATCACGGTTCGTGGTTACACAGGGGGGACCGCCGGCAGTGCAGTATCGTCTTTTGATAAAAACCTGGTGATCGGAGGCGCTTATAACCAGTCCTACAACAGCGGTGATGCTGTTCTTCTTTGGATAGGCGATTATTCCAATGATGGCGGAGACGACGTCTACCCAATTTACGTAGAAGACGAAAACAACAACGTCGCCTTTTACTTGAATGGTGGCACTAGTGCGGATGCCGGGAGGGCTTACTTTGGCGGCCAACTAGGTATTGCAGCTAGTTCTCCCATGAACAGAGTCCAAGTCAACCACTCAGGCTCGAATGGCGACGATGGCATCCTGATCGTCAGGTCAGATCCGACGACTGCGGATGGTGACCTCTTGGGAGGTATTGGGTTCGATAGTACGGATGGTAATGTTCCTAGTTCCATCACAGAGGCGGCTGCATTCATAGCAGCCTATGCGGCAGAAGCCCACAGCACCGGCGACAAGGGCGGTGATCTGGTTTTCGGCACGACGACGATCGACGACAATGATGACACCACATCTCATGAGTGGATGCGCATTCTAGATTCCGGTGAAGTTGGTATAGGCACGGCCTCTCCCCAGACAAAGCTCACAATAGAAGGAGCTGTGACACTGAAGGAGCAATCCGCCGCCGATTCAGATACGGCCGCTTACGGTCAGATTTGGGTCAAGGACGACACTCCAAACACCTTGTATTTTACCGATGACGATGGGACTGACCATCGCCTTGGTGCTGGCACTGTCACGTCGGGCAGCTTTAACGTCCCGTCTCCGTCCGAATTTGTCACGACCGCCTCGCTATCCATCGCCGGCGGGGAGGGATTCTCTTATACAGCAGATTCCGTCGGTACTGATACATACTTCTTCGTCTCTGGTTCTATAGATTCCAGAGGCTCTTCAACAAAGGGGACTGCTGTTTTTGGCGGAGACGTGGTTGTTTCTGGTACGCTAAGCGTCAACAGATCCGACGCCGGCAGCTACAGCATGGTTACCATAACCACTGACGGCAAGCTTGGTATAGGCACCGACAATCCAGGCAACAAGCTTTCCGTCGGCGGCAACATGGATTTGGGAGAATATCTTTATCACAAAAACGACCAAGATACCTACATTCGATTCCAGAGCGATGATATCGACATCCAAGCCGGCGGCGTCGATCTTATCAAGATGTCAGAAGACGGTGCTAATACGCAGGTTCTCATTCTATCTGGCGGTGCCGCAGCCTCCGCTAACGAGGCTTCGTACACGGACACCAACTTTTTCGTATCAGGATCTGGTGGCTCTAAGGATACATCTACGAGGGGCACCGCTGTCTTTGGTGGTGACGTTGTCATTTCAGGCACCCTGCACGGAGGGACTCCTCTCAAGATCGCGGGCGGCATGGAAGTTACGGGCACCATGGAGCTCAAACCCTCGGCCGGCGGAGTAGCGATAGTTAGAAACCCTCACGGGCCCGTCAAGTTATTTGCAAGCTCTGCTTTGAAGCTAGGATCCAACATAGGTACCATAGACTTGTTGGATCTAGGCGACGGTGCCGCAGGGCAGGTGTTGATGAAAGGCCAAGGCACCCTAGCGGAACGCTCTGTAGAGCTCAACTCGCCGGGCACTCTGTTCTTCACGGGTTCGGTAGGCGGAGCTTTTTTTAAGGGCCCAATGGACGTCGACGGCAACATTGTTCCTCATGCCGACAACGCTTACGATTTAGGAGCAGCGTCAAGAAGATTTCGCAATATTTATACAGGGGACTTGCACCTCCAGAACGAGAGAGGCCATTGGCAGATCATTGAGGAGAGGGATTACCTGTGTGTGGTGAACAGATTGACAGGCAAACGATACAAGATGATGTTGGAGCCGATAGACGACGATGAGCAAAACGGGTGAAAAGATATTCGTCACTCATGACTTATCCCTTGCAGCATACTTGCTGATGAAGGGTCTGACCCTGAAGTCTGCCAAGAAGGTGGCTGGCAAGTTCGAGTTCCAATACTACGATCCGGATGATCGTGCGGACGCCCTGTCGCTGGAGTTCATAGGATCAGACTTTGCCACGTACGACGGCTACGTGCGCACCCTGCGCGGCATGCTGAACCGAAAATAGTTCGATAAAAAAGCGTCGATCTGCATACTTACTTTCGAAGCCGCCTGGCTTCCGTTTTTCCCGTTTTTACCCTTACAACGTCCGTCATCGTTAGCAACCTTTTTTGGTTCCGTCGCTTCGATCTGGTAATGGCTTTTAGAGTAGCGTTAGTTCTCGTTTGAGAAAATAAACAACTAACACGGAGAAATAAAATGGGTTTAATTTTTAATCATGCATCAGGTTCTGCAAACCTGAAAATGGGCGGCGGCAGCGCTACTGGCGTATTCAATGCTCTCGCCTTCTCGGGTTCTGCATGTTTCCAACCTGGCCACAACGGGGCCGCAGGTGACATAGGCAGCGAACAATCATTCACAACACTTGTCGCTAAGCATCCAGACGCAGCATACGTCTTTAGTGGCTCAGTAGGTGGCAAAAACAAGACCGTCTTCCTCGGCGACGTCGTCATCTCGGGCTCTCTGACGAAGTCCGGCGGCGGAGCTGTCGACGGTACTGGGGCGGCTAGCCGCGTTGCTTACTGGACAGACACAGACACTATATCCTACAGCAACAACCTTACCTGGAACAACTCCGACCTCGGACTGGGGTCCGGCATCGGTCTTACATTCGCTACGGATGAAAAGATTGAATCAGATGGCACTGATCTGTCTATTACAGTTGGCGCAGGTGGTGACATCAACATTCCAGCCGACATCGGTCTGACCTTCGGAGACGATGGGGAAAAGATTGAAGGTGACGGCACCAATCTGTCGATCGCTTCTAGCGGTGAGCTCGATCTTACGGCAGACGGACTGATAGACGTCAACGGTTCTGCCAACCTTGACGTTGATATAGCTGGAACGATCGCCATTGATGGTACATCTACTGTCTCAATCCAAGGGGCCGGTGCTACAGACCTCACTACATCCTCAGGTGCTGTTACAATCGATGGCGCCGGCGGCGTTAGTATCGCTGGTAATGCAGCTGAAGTCGATATCACAACTACTGGTGCACTTGATGTGAACGTTGGATCTGTCGACCTAGACTCAACTGCTGGCATTGCAATGGATGGTACTACGGTCTCTATCGATGGTACTGATGACTCTAACCTCACTGTAACAGGTGCAGGTAAGCATTTGTCAGTATTGCTTGCTGGTGGCGGAGACCAAAACCTAACCATCAGTTCTGCAGGTACAGCAGCAGA